CCTGACACAATATGACCGTATCGAAAACTACCGCAAGAAGAAACACAAAATCAGGGAGGGATACCCGTGCTTCATTGAAAAAGGCGATGACGGTTACTACCGTGTATTCTGTGGTTCATTCAGTGAAAAAGCCAATGGAGAAAGCCGCAGCCAGGAACTTGGTGGTGACAGGTATCGGATTGACAACTTCATCTCAACAGTGACATTAACGTAGAGTTGATCCTTGACGGGATAGGGGATCATACGATAATATTGACATGAAAATTAAATAAAAGGAGCCGCGCTCCGACTTGCAATCATGATGCGCGACTCCACCAATAGGCACGGTTAATATACCATGCCTCGTTTGATATGTCAAAGGAGGTTTTTTCATGTCAAAAGATTATCGCATGTCCTTTGTCAGGGATGTTGAGACTGCCCTGACCAACCACTTCCGGGCAGAACAGGTAACGCTGATATCCAATATCGTGATAAAAGCATTATCTGGCTACGAAATCACTGAACGTTGCACCGATTTGGTTCCGCTGGATGATACGAATGAGCGACTGATAAAACGTTACCGGGCCTGTCTGATGGTGGACGGTAAGGCAAGGAGTACAATTGAGTGCTACACTTATACGCTTACAAAACTGTCAGATGCCATCGGAATACCATTCCCTGAGATGAACATATACCATGTCCGCAACTACCTTGCGTGTGAACAAGAACGCGGACTCACTGCCAGTACACTTGAAAACCAGAGGGCAAATATCTCCGCATTCTTCCAGTGGATGACTGACGAAGAAATCATTTCAAAGAATCCACTTAGTCCGTTGAAACCCATTAAGATCCCTGACGAGATTGAGGATCCGTTCTCGGACATCGAGATTGATGCGCTGCGGTCTGCATGCCGGAAGCCAAAGGAGAGGGCTTTGGTGGAGTTTCTTCTGTCAAGCGGTGTTCGAGTTGAGGAAGCATCGAATATGAACCTGGACAACATCGACTTCCACGAGATGACAGTTCACGTCGTTCATGGTAAAGGTGGAAAAGACAGGATTACTTACATCACATCGGTAGCCGCCAAACACATGAGAGAGTACATGAAAACCCGCCAGGAATGTGGATGTGCGTTGTTTCTCAATCAGGAGCACAAAAGACTCAAGCCCGGCGGCATTCGACGCATGCTTAAAACGATAGGAGAACGTGCCGGAGTGAGTAACGTTCATCCGCACAGGTTCAGACGCACGCTCGCCACGAACCTTGCTGATCGGGGAATGGATATCCAGGATATCCAGCAGATCCTCGGTCACAGCAACATATCAACCACAATGAGGTACGTCAAAGTCACCGACAAGAAGGTTAAGGCATCATATCAAAAGTATATAGCATAATAATAAGAGCCCCCGGGGGCTCTTATTATTGTTCACAAGGCAAAGCTAATGAAGAAGGACGTAAAGTTGGACAACACCTTACCCAGTCTGAAGCCGGCGGCTGCTTATAATACAGTGAATCTGACGGCGGTTAGGGGGTGAGAAAAATGGAGAACGTTACACCTGACCAGCTCATGACAACAATTATTGTGCTGCTGGCCGTTTTTGCAGCGATCATAACGGTTGACAAAGTGCTGGACATCATCAAAAAGTGGAGGACTCCGAGTATTGACACAGCGGAAAAACTTGCAAATGATAAGTCGCGGCTTGACAGCCACGACAAAGACATTGCTGATTTACAAAAATGCAATCAGGTATTATGCGCAGGCATAATTGCTTTACTGGATCACGAACTCCATAATGGAAATGGAGTTCAGATGCAGAAAGCAAGGGATGATATTATGGATTATTTGCAGGGAAGAATTACAAGCTGACAGTTCCAGCAAATAGGCGGCACGTCCGGTTCCGGAGGCAACCGTGCTGCTTGGCAAGAAGGAGGAGAGGCAGTGAAGATTGATCTTACTGAAATTTTGCAGGCATTGATTACGCTGCTTGCTGGCCTGATTACCTACAAACTGATCCCTTGGATCAAAAGCAAGGTGTCAGCGCAGCAGTTTGCGAATCTCAATGCAGCGGCCAAAGTGGCCGTATTTGCAGCAGAGCAGATGTTTGCTTCGGGAGACAATGAAACCAAACTGAATTATGCCATACAGCAATTATCACAGGCAGGGTTCAGTGTGGATTCAAACACGATAAGGGCAGTAATTGAAAACGCCGTCTATGCATTAAAAGTACCACAACAGACGGCAATTCCCGTGGTTTCAGTTGCGGAAATGAAACCCCCGGATTCAACATACATGGAAGATGATCTTAAATAATTCATAAGCACCCCGGCAAGAGCGGCCCTTGCCGGGGTTGCTTTTTTATATGCAATGTACTTTCCATAATGCAGAAAGGCGGGAATAGATGAAAGTCGTACAGCCTATACGTGATCTTGAAACGCTTGAAAAATGTTATCAAATTGCGAGAGAACATGACAAATATAAAAAGACAGGTGAAGTCAGCTGGGAGCTGATCCTGCTGATCGGTTTCAATACCAGTCTGAGGGTGAGTGATTTTACGCGTTTCAAGGTACATGATCTTAAGGGGAAAGACTATGCGCAGATCCGTGCGAAAAAGACGGGGAAGGAAGCGAGGATCCTGATAAACCCGTCGGCCCGCAGGGAAATAAACAGGCTGCTGGCGGGGAGAAAAGCAGACGAATATATTTTTCAGTCCCGTGTTCATGATACGTTGACGCATAAGACAAAGCCTATAACCAGGCAGCGTTGCTATCAAATCATCAACCACATAGCAAAACAGGCGGGCGTTGAGGAAAGAATTGGGTGCCATACGCTGCGGAAGACATTCGGCTATCACTACTACAAGATGACCGGCGACATAGTGAGCTTGCAAAGGATCCTTGGCCATTCATTTCAGCGCGAGACGCTTATTTATATTGGTGTCATACAGGAATCCATTGACGAAAGCCTGATGAAATTCAATATGTTGGTCGGAAAGAGGGTGGCCAGGTGAGAGATGATTTACTGGAACACGGGATCCACCTGATACAGATGACTACATACACCAAATACGATCCCCTTATTACCATACTGCTTATAGGGGCAATCATCCTCTTTTTTTTGGGACTGGTTACCATGGCTATTTATCCCGATCCGATTGCCATAGGCATTATGGTTGGTCTTCTCGTTATTATTCCGTTTCTTGCGTTCTGTAGCCGTGGGCAAAAGGCGGAGTACAGCGAATATAAAGTATACATTCATGATGATTGTGACTGGGATTATATATACCATCGCTTCGATGTCTTAGAAAATGCTGATCACATATATAAGCTGAGGGATAAGGGGGTAACGGACACAAGGGGATATATTCGGTCAATAGGTGATTGATTGTCTGAAAGGAGAATGAACTATGCCAAATACACAAGCAGAGAAAAAGGCATATGTGAAGCTTGTCAATGCCGGTCTGACGCAGGCCGGGGCTATTGGATTGATCGGAAACCTGGAAGCAGAATCCGACGGGTTTTATTCTACCCGCGTGGAATATCTTTGCCGGAACCGCATGAAAGAATTTGATGTCAAAAATATAACCGGGGAAGATTATACAGACAGTACCTACACAGAGGCGATTGACAGCGGCAGGATTTCCCTTGCGGAGTTCCAGCACCCGCTTCTTAATTCACCGAAAGCCAATGCCCAGCAAAAGAATTACCAGTATGGGTATGGCCTTGCACAGTGGACATCACCCGGAAGGAAAGCGGCGCTGTATAACTTCATGAAGGAGCGCGGACTGTCCATCGGTGACCTGGAAGGACAGCTGGACTTCCTGCTTTACGAACTGCGGACGAGTTACAGTGAGGTGTATCTTAAATTGCAGCATGCAACCAGTATCCGGGAAGCGTCTGACGTTGTTCTGATCAAATATGAGTCACCGGCAGATACCAGCGAACAGGTGAGAATATCCAGGGCATCACGCGGAGAGACATTCTACCGGAATTATATTGCGACAGGACTTATAAAGCAGGAGACATCCGCAGCTTCAGAGATTGAGAAAATATATCAGATCGAAAGGGCGGAGATCGGATACCTGGAAAAAGCAACGTCGGCGGCAGAATATCTCGATGACAAGACGGCAAATGCAGGAGCCAATAACTATACAAAATACTGGCGGGATCTTCGCAAGCTTGGGCGTCTGAAGCATTTCGGATATGATGCGTCAGGATCATTCGTCGGCGGGCCGGATTGGCCATACTGCGCAGCCGGTCAGGAATGGTCTTTCGTTCAGGCACTGGGCCTGGCAAGAGCAAAGGAACTGCTTTTACATCCGGACTATGCTTTTATTAACTGTCAGGATATGTATGCAAAAGCCAAAGCAAAAGGACAGATCATATCAAGGCCGCAGCCGGGCGTCCTGGTATTGTTCCGGAGATCAGAATCCAACCACTATCATGTAGAGTTCTGCTACAGGGTAGACGGTGACGTTATGTATACAATCGGTTTCAATACTTCAGGCGCGTCCTCCGTGATCGCAAACGGTGGCGGGGTTTGCGACAAACGTTACACAATCAGCACAACAAACGCGGATTATTTTCTTCCGGCATATAAAGGCGGAACGGTTTTCATCGATGATACCCCGGCGGCTTCCGTGACATATATCAAGTATGGATCAAAGGGCAGCGCCGTCAAAGCTATCCAGGAAAAACTGATTGCCATGGGCTATTCATGCGGGAAATGCGGTGCCGATGGTGACTTTGGTGCAGATACATTAAAAGCCGTTAAGCTTTTTCAGGAGCATAACGGGTGCGCAGTGGACGGAATTGTAGGTGCGGAAACATCCACAGCTATCAATATTGCCTATGAGGCTTTAAAAAATAATCAGGTTCTGGATCCCGTTGATTCAGAAAGATTGTTCGTTGGCAAGATAAAAAAGAACGGGACGGATGTACGGTCTTGGGCCGGAAGGGAATATGGCAATATAAAAAGCTGGCCGAAACTGAACAAAGGGAATCTGGTGGATGTACTGGATTATACCCAAAAAGATACCCTGGGAGAGCAATGGTATTTTGTCCGGATTGCTGACAAATATCATGGGTTTGTCCACAGCAAGGACGTGAAGCGGGTATGATCAAAGAGGACATTCAACAGTTCCGAAAATACAGTCCGGCAGAATTGGAAACGATGCTTAAGGAAGCGTATAGCCTTGAGAGCATGGAAAAAAATTCAGAGACAAGTTTTGTCGGGACAGTAAGAAAAGGCAGACGCCTTTTCGACCTGATGATAGACAAGGAAAAGCATTACTGGTATACAGTCAGGATCGATACCGGGAAAGAAATTGTATCGGAGTTTGAAGCTGTCTTCGGATGCACGGAAAAGGAAATGAAAATGCGTAGAAAAACATTCGGAAGGAAATAGAGATGAGAAAAGATAAGAGTGTACTGGCAGTTCTTTTTGCTGCCGTTGCAATGCTTGTTCCCGCTTCTGTCATTGTATCCAGCGGGCTTATCCACAAAAGCAGAGCAGTAAATGAAATGAACCGGCGTCGTGTTGAATGGGACACAGACGGGCATTTTGCCATGGTCAGTATTAAATGGCAGCATATCGGCCTGTATTCTGGCAACACTGTTCTTGCGCATTTTTGGGCCGAAGATTTACGGCGCGTTCCTCCGGGCTATTATATACTGTCCATCTGTGAAGACTGGATAGAATTATGCGCAGACAAAACAGACACTGTGTATATTATCAGACTGGAACCGCATGAGATAGACTATATCAAGGATCATGTTTCCGATCTGATCCCGGTGGTAGTATACTGATAGAACAAAAGGCAGACAGGGGGGACAAATGCGCGGGCGATTGCGCTTTTGTCCCTCTTTCTTTTTGCCTATGAAAGAGGATGATATGATTACAGGAGCTAATATAGCAGGGGGAAACGGACAGTTTGACCGGGTGGAAGATGATTATTACGCAACGCCTCCGGATGCGGTCAGAAAGATTTTGCGGGAACACTGGTTTACAGGCCATGAAATACTGGAACCATGTGTAGGCGGCGGACATATTGCCGACGTGCTCAAATACCATTTCCGCGACGCCAATTTTACATTCCTGGATCTGTACGACAGGGGATATCCGGGAACAATCCAGGCAGATTTTCTTCAGTGGGAACCGGAAAAGAAATACGATACGATCATAACGAATCCGCCTTATATTCTGGCGTCTGAGTTTATCAAAAAATGTTATGATCTGCTTACACCGGGGGGGCAGCTTGCCATGTTCCTGAAAATACAGTTCCTGGAAGGGATGAGCAGGCAGGATCTGTTTTATAAATACCCTCCAAAGTATGTCTATGTATTCCGCAAGAGGATTTCCGCCTGGAATAATGGCATGGAGAAGAATCCGCAGACGGGAAAGAAATGGGCATCAACGATCACATTCTGCTGGTACATAT